TTCCCCTTTCTGCTTGTCAGAATGAAGTTTGCAAAGTCGATTAGTTGTGCTTCTGTGTACATGGGGTTGGTTGGTTGGTTATGTGATGAAATGAAATAAGTATTAGGGCAGGATATGGTCAATCTCCCGCCCTGTTCCGCTTGCCTTAACCGATGCCTTGCAACGTTAAGGATTTGAGGTTAGATCATGATAATGTATTTTGGGTTAAGTTTCCGGCGCTCCGGGCTTTCCGGCGGTGATGTGATCGGGGCAGGATTTGAACCTGCATTTGTCATTTTTCGTCATAGTTCCTGTAAGCTCCTATCGAACTACTTACGTTGTGAACTAAGTCATACAATCCCATTCGATGGCATGTAGCGTCTACCAGTTCCGCCACCCGATCAAAATTTTGATAATTAAAAAACTTCATAAATAACAAATGCGTCAATAGAAACTTCTTCATCCGAATCGTCTTCGATAAGTATGATATAACTTAGGTCAGGATGATATCTTTCTGACTGCTTGAATTTATTCCAAGCATCATCATAAGTGATCAAAGCTGAATAACGAGCTACTTCCTTTGTGTCCTTTAACATAATTTTAATATTTAATGATAAATGTTTATACAGCCTTCGGAAATTCTTCTTTTTCGGGATTGTAAATGATCATGCTTGGTAATGTTGATTTTGTCCTAATTAAATTCCATGTTTTGATAACCAATGCAACCGTCTCCCAACGTGAAAAATCATATCTTCCCTGAATTGATTTATTCAATTTTTCGCGTAACATATATTCTGCCGAACCTTTTGATATATTTACTCCAAGGCATATTGATTCAATAAAATCAGTTGCTTCTTGTTTATTTATTTCATTTAAAACGTAATGGATAATTGAAATAACGCCAGCTTTCAATGGCGCACCTTTTGATGCGTAAATCACACCAATATTAACTGATGGGATAAGATCATTTTCTTGGCAAAAATCTAAGACTTCGTTATTGGTGTAAGCCCTGTTTTTGTTTGCTATTTTTTTATCACGTAAAGACATAATTGCCTTTGCGAGTGCAGCCTGAGCGCTATAACTTTTCATTCCTGCTATACTGAGTGTATCGCTTGCAGATCGCACTTTGCCAGTATCAAGAACTGTAAAGACCTCTTCCGGAACATTCCTTGCAACAAATAAACTAATGGTCTTACCTGACTTGATAATAGCAGATAATCTATGCTGACCGTCAAGAATGCGTCCTGAACACCCAATCTTAATAGGGTCACCAGTAATCTGCCATGCGTCAGATATCATCTGATCAGAAAGGAATTTAATATGATTAGGATTAATCTTCCTGTTCAAGGCATTGTTGACCATTAAGTCCGATGCAATTTGTGGTGAGATTGCTTCCAATTGAATATCCATTGGATTGTTGTTTAAGTAAGAAAGTCATATGTGTTAATTGTCAAACCAGAATACTATTCGGCAATCATATTCGCTATCTTCAAATGTCTTCATGCAAGACAATAGGGCTTTGTAATCTGTTATTTCCCAGTTTATACCACGTGTCGCAACCTTATTGATACAGTCTTCAAATTCGGTAGTTGTTAGCCAAGAATGAGAATGCCAATCAGGGTGTTCAACATATTTCGGCGTTCCTGTATTGTCGTATGTAATTTTACTGCCGTTTTTAGCCCATCGTAGAGCTTCCTCCAAAGTGGCAGTGTTTGGCTCATCTTTATCTTCTGTTATGTAAAGCCAATTCGAGCCGTTTGTTTGATAAGATAAACCTTCTGGCAATCCTTTTCTTTCATGGCCATCTTTAAATTCGGTTCTCACTCCTTTACACATAAGGCCAAAAATGGTATAGTTCCTTTCAAGGGAAATTCTTGAAGCTAAGCAAGACCAATAAGATTGTTTTTTGTGCTTGTACTCAATAAAAGCGTGAATGTCGCAACCCATAATTTTAGAAGTTTTAAACCAAGAAAGCCCGGCTGTTCGCGGGTGCACGCTACTAAGCCAGGCTTTGAATATCTTTTTGAAGTGTAATCATGTGCACCTAGATTACCCCACAAACATACAAAAAATTTCCAAATACTACATAAATAATACAATATATTTTAACCTATTTTATGCCTTAATTAACAATATAAATAATAATTACTATATAAAATTTGCAATATATATTTTTTACATTATATTTGCTTTTGTAGAGAAACGTGAAGTAGATAGAGGGGATGAGCCACGAGCGCAAAAGTATTAGCCAGTCATTTAAGGATGTGGATGTGAAAGCGGGGATAGTGACTGGCTACCTTTCGTGTTTCGGTAATGTTGATTCAGATGGTGACGTAATCCAGAAAGGATCTTTTACAAAAACCATTATTGAAAGAGGGCCTCAATCGCCAAAGCCACGCATCAAACATTTGATGGATCATTACATTTCAGTAGGGACGTTTCAAGTCTTGAAAGAAGATGATTATGGGCTTTATTACGAATCAAAAGCCGGGCAGTATCCAGACGGAAGAAACTTCCTTCTTTATGTGGAAGATGGCGTTATCACTGAGCATTCCATTGGGTTTAACATTACCCAAAGCAAACAGGAAAATGATTACAATCTGATTACCGAAATGAAGCTTTGGGAAGGGTCTTCTCTAAGACTTTGGGGCGCTAATCCGGAAACCCCAATTACGGGTTTAAAATCATACGAAGATATTGTTGGTACATTTACCAAATTAGGCAAGTGTCTGAAAACAGGAAAATACACAGATGACGAAATGCTTGTCATCGAAGCGACTTACAAAAAACTTTCAGAGTATTTCAAAACCACACAGCCGAGCGTTATTACAAGCGAAACCACTGTGCCGAGTGAAGGAAAAGAAGAGCAATCAGCCAAAAGATTCAATTCTACGGCATTATTCCAAAATTTCAAAACGGCATTAAACAATGGATGAAGCACAGGTAGCGGAGCTGGGAAAACAGCTTGGCGTAGAGGCGCAAAAAAGAATTGATGGTGTTCAGGCAAATCTTGAAAAGCAAATCAAGCAAATTGAAGAACAACATAAAACAGACGGTAAAGTCTCAGAAGATGCGGTAAAAAACTTATCAGACCTTATGGGTACTGTGAAGCGCATTGAAGAGGAATTCGGAAAGAAATTCTCTGAGATGACCGTTAAAATGAACCGCGAAGGACTTCCTTTCGGCTCAGGCGAACAACGTCAAAAAGGGCTTGAAAACCTTATTTATGACACTTTGAAATCTGCTCAGGAAAAAGGAGATTTCAATGAAGTAAACCAAACAGGTAGCAAAAAGTACCCGATTAAAAGCGGTCACGGTGCGCTACATCAAAAAGCTGTTGGTGTTTTCACTTCTGGAAACCTGACAGACGGAGCCGGTAATGCTGCATTCTCTGCACGTGAAATCCGCTCAACTGTGGTAACAAGTCCAAGTCCATCCATTCACGTTCGTAATCTTTTGAATACGTCCGTAATGTCTCAGACTTATCTTGAATACCCTCAGTTTATTGGTGGTGAAGGTACTCCGGGTTATCAGGTTAATCAGGGTGATACGAAAGCTCAGATTGATTATGACTTCCAAATGATTCCGGTTCGCCCGAAAACATTGGCAGCGTGGACAAGAGTTTCACGTCAGGCTTTGAATGATATTTCATGGCTTGCGAACTTCTTCTCAACGCAGATGATGCTTGATCTTTTGAAGAAAGAAGATGCTGAATTGCTAAATGGAACTGGCGTAAACTCTATCAAGGGTATTATTCCTTCTGCAACTGACTACGTTCCAACAGATGGCGGTTACGCTACTTTGTTTGAATACCTGGTTGATGGAATTGCTCAGCTTGAATCAAAAGATTATCAGGCAAATGGTATTGTTATGCACCCGTTGGATTATGCCCGGCTTTTGGTTTATAAAACCACAACAGGCGAATTTAATTATCCGGGTCTTGTTTTCGGTGGTTCGGAACGTAGCTTGCTTACCTTCAACGGTACGCCAATTTACAAATTGAACCAGATCGCACAAGGCAAAACAGTGATTGGCGACTGGAACCGTGCAGAACTTTTAATCCGTGAAGGAATCAATTTTGGTTTGTTCTACGAAGATGCGGACAACGTTACTAAAAACTTGGTAACACTTCGTATTGAAGAGGAAATTGGCTTGGCGGTTTATCACCCACAGGCGTTCCTTGATATGGACATCACTGCTGTAACATCAGGTATCTAAAAACACATAACGGGTGTCTCGTATAAAGACACCCGTTATCTAAATATTATTGTCATGGTAGAAGTAAAAGTAGTGCGCGCATTTTGCGACAAGGATACATCAAACTTTGTAAGTCCGGGGGATATTCTTAGTAAGCCACAGAAGCGAGCTGACGAATTGATGGAGGGTGGTTTTGTTGAGCATCCGATCAAAGCGAAAGATGAACCGGCGAAGCCTAAGACAGAACCAGCACCCGAAAACAAAGCCAAAACGATAACGACCGATAATATCGCAAAAGCTGAGCCAGCCAAATCCAAACCATCCACAAAGGAAGAAAAGAAGTTTGATTAATGACAACCAGGGGATTAAGAACAGAGCGTAAGCCAGTCGACGGAGCGGTAGAACCAGTTACCATTGAAGACTTAAAACTTCATTTGGCGATTGATTCAAATGATCATGACGACTTGCTTAACAAACTGCTTGCCGACGCGCGTGAGCAGGTTGAACTGTACACTGGATTATCCCTGATTGAATCGAACATCAAAGCACGGTGGGAAGAGTTAACTACATGCGAGCTTCCTTACGGGCCTGTTATCAGCATTGGGACAGTAACAGGTGCTGAGTACACGCTTGAAGGCTTTACGGGATCATTTGTAAGCATCAAAGCAGATTCCAGTTCGCCTGTTGTGGTTGAATATGTGGCGGGTTACGAAAATGAGATTCCGGCAGGATTACAACTGGCGATCATGAAACTTGCAAGCGATAACTTTTCAGAGCGTGTTGGTTTTAGCATTGAAGGAACGAATGGCGCGCAGGCTTTGCCGAATAACTGGAAGGAAACCGCTAAACGCTTTACCCGCAAATCATGGTTTCTATAAATCCAGGCGACCTTCGGCATAAGATTGAGTTCTATACCCTTGACCGGGTTCAGGATGAAGGAGGTGGATTTAGCGCAACTGAGGTATTTGCTTTCAGTACATTGGCTAAGGTTGAGCAAAAGACCAGTAAACGGGCAACGGTAGCGGGTGGTATGGCGCTTTATAGCTATTACAACATTATCATCAGGTACTCAAAAGACAAGATTCCACTGGCTGACATGATCATCAAACATAAAGGAAAAAGTCTTCTGGTGAATGCGATTACCGATATGGATGAAAACCAAATGCTGATTGCTTTAACCTGTGGTAAGTCGTGAGAGTTGAGTTAAGAGGTTTGGACGCAGTCATTACAGGTCTTGGTAAAGTCGAAAAGGATTTAATAGCCAAGGTTGATAAAGAGCTTCAAGGTGCGGCTTTACGAGTTGTCGGGATGGCTAAAATGAGGTTACAGCCACATTCAGGGGACGGAAAGGAAATAACAGATGATATTGTCTCAGTACGGCAGACTATCAACTTTACTTTCGATCCTGTCAAACATTCGGTTATGATCTTTGCCGGCAACGTTTCAAACGATCCGATAGCGGCTTACCTCGAATTTGGAACAGGTAAATACGCAGCCAAGTACGTAAAGGGATTACCGGCAGCATTCGTAAAATTGGCTTTAACATTTTACAAAAACGGGAAAGGAACACTTAGGGAGCACCCGTTTCTTATTCCGGCTTTCCTTCAGGAGGGCAAAAGATTACAAGAAAGATTATCAAAAGTAAAAATAGGCTGGTAAGTGGAAGAAGTAGAATTACCAATCAGAGCTGGATATTTTAGTCTGTTAAGTGGCATTGTCATTGGCGGTAAAACAATCCCGGTTTTCGATATGGTTGCCGACATACCAACGCAAACCCCATACATCATTATTGACGGAATATTACCTATAAGCGAGAATACGAAGGATAGTTTCATGTACGAATTAACGGTTGATCTGTTAGTATACACATCCTTTAAAGGGGATTTTGGCAGCAGAAAACCGGGGGATT